GAACAAGTGGTACGCGCCCGGGTTCGTCGGGTTGTTCGCGAAGTCCACGGTGACCGTGGCAGCGGTCAGGTTGAGCTTCTTCTGGTTCCCGGCACGCATGTCCAGGTTGATCTCGTCCGACGTGTCGTCCGTGTACGTGTCGAGCGTGAAGCCCACACTGTGGGCTCCCATGTCCAGCTCGGCGTCGGGGTTGATGTCCGATAGGGGCAGCAGCCCGGTTACATCGGTGGTCAGATCGATCGCACCTCGCGTAATCTGCTGCCCGCTGAGCGTGAGATAGTCCAGACTCCCAGCCAACGTGACTGGCGTGCTGTTGTCCGTTCCTGGCTCGTCCACACCAAGCGTGCTGCGAGCAGTGGCTGCATCAGCATCGTCAACAAGGGTCTGCCCGAAAGCACTGATTGTCGTCGAGGCAGGAAGCACCAACGTCTTCAGGTTGGCGTCGACCTCGGAGTCCATGAGGGCCCCGGCATCCGTCACGTTGGTGGTATCCGTGACATCTGCACCCGCCTCAACGCCAATCAGCGTGAGCACATTAGCAGCTGTCAGCTCAGCGACGATGCCACCATCCCCTGCAATATTCCCCAAGATGCGGTTGTTTGTAACAACATTCTGCATCTTGGCATACGTGACAGCGTCATCAGCGATCGTCAACGCTGTTGCGCCGGTGACATCCCCCGTATGTGTGGCGTTCGTCACCTTTGCCGTATTGGCTGTGACGACAGCCGTGGCTGCCACCTGGGTGTTGAAGTTCGATCCACCGGATCCGCCATTGGCCGCAGGCAAGATCCCAGTGACGCCAGTCGTCAGAGGCAGCCCTGTGAGGTTCGTGGCAACACCGCTAGTTGGCGTTCCAAGAAGGGGTGTCACCAACGTCGGAGACGTAGCTCGGACAAGGCCAGCCGAACCCGTGGAGGCGACGCCACCACCTAGCAGTGTACGAGCCGTTGCAGCTGAGAGTACTTCCGGTACACCCGTCGCAGCTGTGTTCCGCCCAAGCAAACTGGCCGTGGCCATGTTGGCCATCTTGGCCAGTGTGACAGCGCCGTCCAGGATCTTCCCGGTCGTGACAGCATTGGATCCAATCGTCGCAGCGAAGGAACCCGTACCACTGCCAGTCACGTCACCTGTCAGCGTGATCGTCTGGTCACCGGTGTTCGTTCCACTCACGGCATCCAGGGCCGCTGCGTACGCCTGAACATCAGCACCGATAACCATGCCCGTGATGACGTGGGTATTCAGGTCCAGGTCGCCACCCAGCTGTGGCGTGGTGTCCTCAACGACCGCAGACAAGCCCCCGCCACCGGCAGGCGTGTCCCACGTTCCGTCACCACGCCAGAACGTCGAACTGGACGCTCCGGTACCACTGTTCAGGTTCGCAACGGGTAGGTTCCCCGTCACGTCCGCTGCCAGATCGATCGCGTTCCGCGTGATCACCTGACCAACGATCGTCAGGTAGTCAGGCGTCCCCGCCAGGGTCACGTCCGTGCTGTTGTCCGTTCCTGGTTCGTCCACGCCCAACGTGGCCCGGGCCGTCGCGGCGTCCGCGTCATCGACAAGGGTCAACCCGAAGGCGCTGATCTGCGAGTCGTCGACCTTGGCGTCCAAGGCCGTCTGGAGACCTGTCGTGTCTCCGATGACGTGCGTGTGGGAGACAGCAGCCTTGCCATCCAAGGCCGTCTGGAGGCCCGTAACGTCACCGATGATGTGGCTGTGTCCGGTGTCGGACTTGCCATCCAAGGCCGTCTGGAGGCCCGTGACGTCGCCGATGATGTGGGCGTGGGAAGCCGCGGCGAAGCCCGTCGAGTCCACACCGTCGAGCGTGTCCGCGTCCAGCGTGGATCCGCTGCCGTCCACCGTCAGCAGCGCAGCCAGGATCTCCGCTGCGCTCTGATCGTCCGTGGCCAACGCCTGGATGCCAGCCAGCTTGCTCTGCTCGGCATCCGTGAAGGCGTTCGTGTCGGCGTTGGACTCGTACTTCGTCTTGATGCCACCGGCATCAAGGCTCAGCGTCACCGCCGCCCCAGCCCCACCATCCGCGATGTCGATGACCCCGGACTCGCCCGTGAGCACCCGCTCCCCGGTGAGCCCAGCGTCCGTATCCAGCACAACGTACTGAGCGCCCGTAGGAGCGCCGCCACCGCCGCCCCCTGTCTGGGCACCCCAGGTACCGTCCGCACGCAGCACACGGTCGTCGTCGCCGGCTGCCGGGTCGGGAACGAGCCCGCTGGTGCCCTCGCCGAGGAACAACGGAGCAGACGCAACTCCTCCGTTGTCGACAATTTCTACCTCGTCCACGGTGATTACTATGATGTCGTCAGGCAACGTCAGTCACTTCCTTCTCGACCTGGAAGTCGCCAGCAATCAGCGTCCTGATGATCGAGCCGTCACTGCTTCGAACCTGGAGATCGAAGTCGTGGATCTTGCTCTCGTTGGTGAGCTTCCCGCCCAACATCACCGTAGGAGATGCGGCACACACGACCTGCCCGTTGGCGGGGGTCGGGATCGAAAGCCCACCACCCGTGTCGGTGTCCAGATGCAGCAGCTCAACCTCGGTCGCCCGGTTGCGGACCTTCATGTCCACGGTGTACCCGGTAAGGTCCTGCGGGGACCCGCCCGGACTCCACGTCAACGTGAAGTCGAACGAGTCCCCGTAGGTCCAGCGGAAGGCGTGAGCCGCAGCAGCCATCGGCTACTTGGTTCCCCAAGCCACCCAGGAAACCGTGGTGTCGGTCGTTGCAGCAGCACCGGCATCATCCCAGATGTAGAGATCCAGCAGCCCGTCTGCACCGTGGTCGTACGTGACGTAGGCACAGTCACCACCAGCTTGCGCTGCACCCCTCACGGAAACGAGCACCTCCTCGATCAAGGCGAGGCTCGTGTCGATGCTCAACAGGGAAGCACCCGTGATGAGGGACGTGCCTGACACCATGACACGCTCGCCGTCCTGGTTGTAGCTGCCCTGGTTGTAGCGATCCCGACTGTGGACAATTGATTCGCTCATTTGTGAACTCCCGTTTTTTAGGAGGGTTGGTGTCGACAGTCAGCCGCCGACTTGGCTTCCTACAGATTGCTGCCCTCACGAACAGCCATGATCTCGTCGACGAGATCGACCTTCTTGTCCGGCAGCTCACCGTCGATGTGCTTGACCTCGGGCTGCGCCCGAAGCTGGCTGACCGGGAGCACGAGAAGCTCTTCCCGGGTCAGGTCAGTGACCTCGGGGGTTGCCTTCTTCTCGACGGTGCGCCGCTGCCGCTTGGGCTGCTCTTCCTCGTTGGCCATCTTCATGGTCGCCGGGTCGAACTTCTCCTTGCGGATCTTGACCGGGACCATGTTCCCGTTGGCGTCAGGACGGAACACCGAGATGAGCGGGAAGACTGTGGTCTTCAGGTATCGATGGGCGTCCGAGCGCGGCCCACCATCCAGAGCGGGCTTGCTGCGGTCCTCGCTGGGTGCCGGGACGATGCCCAGCGAGCTGAGCTTGGCCTGGATGTCGGCCTGCTGAGCCATCAGCTCACGGATGATCTGGTCACGATCTGCCTGCGTTGTCATGAGTTCCTCCTCGGAAAATTCAGCGGTCTTCTTTCCGGCCGCTGATGAGTGCATTGCGGTAGACCTCATCGAGCTGCTGATGCTGGTGCTCGATGCTTTTTTCGTTTCGATCGAAGCGTAGCTCGAAGACTTCGACAATCATCGTGAGTTTGTTCAACTGCTGCTGCTGCACAATGATCTGCTGCTGCTGGGCCTGGAGCTGGGCTTGAGACCCTTCCCATGCTGACCAAGACAATTTACCAGCCAGTCCCAAGCCTCCCAAGATCAAGACCTTGAACAGCAGGTCCACCTTGAACTGGATCGTCTTGTGGGGTCCCTCGTCCCCACCATCAGGCTGGACATGAACTTTTGGCCGGACACTGCTCAAGTGTTCTACCCTCCTTGTCGAAATGGTGGGAACGGCGGACCCGCAGAAGACCGCCGCTCCCACCGAACGTTGCACCCGAGGAGGAACAACGAGGAGTTTCGTCATCGCGGGGCCTTGGTGCCCTCAGAGGTGACGTCGTCATCGCGGGAGAAGAAGCCCCCGATCGCGATTCCAACGGCACCCACGATCATGGTCACGTCCTGAGCCGACCAGCCGTCCTTCAATGCTTCTGACAACGCCGAAAGGATGATGGCCAGGGCGGCCACAAGGCTTGCTGCTGTCGTCTTGACACTCTTCTTGGACATGGAGACAGCTCCCTGAAAAGGGAAAAGGGAGGGACCGAACCGGCGCTCGACGGAGTTCGATCCCTCCCCAGGAGAACAAGGATGGACGGTCCTTGGTGTTACGCGATTTCCCCTACCCCAGATCAGGCGATGAGGCGGCAACCCAGCTCGCGCCGGATGACCTCCGCACCGTACAGGATGTCGTAGCTGAAGCGGTCCCGCTTGTTCTCACGGACGAACTCCAGCCGCAGCGCGATGCCCGAGATGGGATCGACGGCGGACTGGACCAGCGCGTTCGGGTGAGCCGAGCCAGCCAGCGGCTTGGTCACCAGGGCGATGGAGTCGCGATGGAACGCGCCGTTCATGACGTGGGAGGTGATGCCACCCGTGTCGCCGGGAGCCGTCATCGCCTCGTCGTCGGCAAGCGCCGACACGAGACCGGGCTCGATGGTCAGCGTGCTGCCCGAGAGATCGGCCGTGGCCACGTAGGTCTGGGTGTGACTATCGAAGGTGACGATGTCGCCTTCGAGGATCGTGCCCGAACCCGACTGCACGGCGATCGTCTTGACCCCGACAGCGTGGATGCCGTTGACCGAGAAGCCCGAGCCGGTACCCGCCGTGTGCGTGGTGACGTTCTGGTCCATGAACCAGTCGAAACCGAGCCGACGAGTGATCTGGCCTTCGAGGATGGCCGCACCCCCGACACCGAAGCTGGCGTCGTGGAACGCACGCAGCTCCAGGGCCTCGGCTTCCGCATCGGCGTTCATGACGAGCCGGCGGTCACCCATGGGGCAGAGCTGGTTGTTCAGGACCTTACGGACCTGGGTGGCATCCGCGATGCTGGTGCTGAACGGGATGGTGCCGACCGTGCCGTAGACGCCGTAGAACTTGCGGAACAGGGAGAGCAGGAAGCCGTCGACGTCGTTCGCCAGCCCCTTGATGGCCGAAGACGCGAGCATCGGGAGATACCCGGCGCGACCGGCGATCTCGGTCTGCTCCTTGTCCGTGAGGTAGAAGACCGACTCGTTCCACTGGTTGAGCGTGATGGCCACGTTGCCAG